CCCTACCGCGCCTTCGTCACCGGCGCGGACAACACCTGGGGTTTCCCGAGCAAGGACCGCAGCGGTCGGCTCGACCCCATCGAAGAACCCCACCTCGGAAAGCTCATCGCTAAGTGCCTCGGGCGCGACGCCGCAGCTCGCCCAGCTACGCCTGCCGTGCAGACCAGTCCCTCTTTCCCTATTGCCAACGAATCTCGGGAGTAAACCGCCATGTCCAACTGGAACGATTTCAACGACGCTGAACAGCAGCAGTCCTTCGACCTCATCCCGCGCAACACGGCGGCCAAGCTGCGTCTGACCATCAAGCCCGGTGGTTTCGATGACTCGGCACAGGGCTGGACCGGCGGCTGGGCCACCCAGAGTTTCGAGACCGGCGCGGTCTACCTCGCCTGTGAAGGCGTGGTGATGGAAGGCCCGTTCGCCAAACGCAAGATCTGGTGGAACGTCGGCCTGCACAGCGCCAAGGGGCCGACCTGGGGGAACATGGGCCGGACCTTCATCCGGGCCGCGCTCAACTCCGCGCGCAATGTACACCCCGCTGACAACAGCCCCCAGGCCCAGGCAGCTCGTCGCATCAGTGGCTTCGGTGATCTGGATGGCCTGGAGTTCGCCGCGCGCATCGACATTGAGAAGGACGGTCGCGGCGAGGACCGCAACACCGTCAAGGCCGCCATCGAGCCGGACCACCGCGACTACGCCTTGGTCATGGGTGTTGCACCAAAGAGCAATCCGGGTGGTGGCAACTCCGGCGCACCGGCAGCTGTTGCAGCCCCGAGCTACACCCCGCCGGCCGCTGCTGCACGTCCTGCACCTGCAACCGTCCCCAGCGGCAAGCCCGCCTGGGCGCAGTGAGGGAGGGCGTGACGATGATGAGCACACCTATTCTCACGACCAGCCACTACGGTGTGGTGCGCTTTGGTGACCTGGCGGTGGAGGCTGTGGTGCTGGAAGACGGTACCCGGGGTTATGTGCAGCGCCAGCTGGCCACCGCCATCGGCCTGCACGAATCGCGTCGGGGCAGCCAGCTCAAGACGCTGCTGTCGGATGTCGCCCCTGGTGCGGCGGAGGTCTTGCAGGAAAACACCTGCAGTATCCGCCTGCCCTCGGGGCAGACCACGGCCTTCTTTCCGGCCGGCGTGATCGGCGAGGTTGCCTCGGGGGTGATCGATGCGGCGCTGGAAGGTCGCCTGCACCGCAAGCGCCAGCACCTGGTGCCCAACTGCCAGCGCATCTTGAAGGCCCTGGCCAAGACCGGCGAGGTCGCGCTGATCGATGAAGCCACCGGCTACCAGTACCACCGTGCCCCCGATGCGCTGCAGGCTTTGATCTCGCGTCTGCTGCGCGAGCGGGTCACCAGCTGGGAGCGGCGCTTCAGCCCCGACTACTACCGGGCGCTGTTTCGCCTGTTCGGCTGGCACTACCAGGGCCATCAGCAAAACCCGCCGGCGGTGATCGGCCAGATCACCTTGCGCTGGGTGTACGACGTGATCATGCCCCGCGAAATCATCGAGGAGATCCGCAACCGCAAGCGCCTCTCCGACAAGGCGCACCAGTGGCTCTCTGAAGGCGGTCTCGCCCTGCTCGAGAAACAGATCCACGCGGTGACGATGATCGCGCGCTCGTCGATGACTTACCGCGACTTCGACACCCGCTGCGCCACGGCGTTTGGCAGCCAGCCGCTGCAGATGACCCTCTTCATCGGTGCGCTGGAGGGAGGGCAATGAATGGCCGGGCAGTGTTGGGCTTGCCACCGGCAGGCCCGTGGCCTCGGCCACAGCGACAACCGCTTCAAGGTGGGGCAACCCCGCCGGTATCCGATGGACTGGGTCTTCTGCAGCCGCCAATGCCAGGACGCGTTTCACGCGCTCTACGGCCAGTGGCTGCGCACCGACCCTCGGCAGGAGGACGTGCTCATGGTTGATCCGACCGAATTCGAGCGCGCCGCGATGCGCGCCTGCCTGAAATTCTTCGGCGAGGCGGCCGACGAGATCGGTTTCGACAAACCGCTGGGTCACTACAGCGAGGCCGAGGCCTTGCAGGTGATCGAGGCGATTGTGACTGGCTGGACGGAGGCGATGGCGGCTCACCACCAACAGGCGAAATACCCGCCGGTGCGCGGGCTCGATCCCTACGAGACGCGGGCGCCGCAGCCGGTGGCCAGTTTGGAACCAGCAACTACAGTAACCGCCTTCGATCCTGCCAATCCCTTCGCGGATCTGGAGGACGACCTGCCCTGGGAGACCGAGGCGTCGACGGCTGTGCAGCCAGTCAAGCGTGGGAGGGCGAAGTGATGTTGGACTTCAATTCCACCTCGACCTTCCCTGAACGCTTCGAGGCCTTGATCGATGCCGGGCTGCAGGAGCGCGAGCAACAGCAGGCGAAGCGTCAGTACCTCGGGGCCTCGCGCCTCGGGGTGAGTTGCGAGCGCCAGCTGCAGTACGAGTACGCCCAGGCGCCGGTCGATCCGGACAAGGGCTTCTCGGGCCGCATCCTGCGCATTTTCGAGCGCGGCCATCGCATGGAAGACGCCATGGTCGGCTGGCTGCGCGCAGCGGGCTTCGTGCTCAAGACCGAGGGCAAGGACGGGCAGCAGTTCGGTTTCTCGGTGGCCGATGGCAAGTTGCAAGGGCATTGCGACGGCGTGTTCGTCGGCGGTCCCGAGGGCTTCGCTTACCCGGCGCTGTGGGAGTGCAAGGCGCTGGGCAGCAAGTCCTGGAACGACCTCGTCAAGAAGGGGTTGGCGGTCTCCAAGCCGATCTACCACGCCCAGGTGGTGACCTATCAGGCCTATCTCGGACTGCACGAGCACCCGGCGATCTTCACGGCGGTGAATGCCGACTCGATGGAGATCTACACCGAGCTGGTCCCCTTCGATGCCGCACTGGCGCAGAAGATGTCCGACCGCGCGGTGCGGGTGATCCAGGCGACCGAGGCTGGGGAGCTGCTGCCGCGCGCCTTCGCCGAGGCCAGCCACTTCGAGTGCAAGTTCTGCCCCTATGCGCAGCGCTGCTGGGGAGGTGTGTGATGAGCACAGCTTCCAAGCGCGCCAGTGCGCGCAAGACCTACCGCACCGAGTGGGTGGATCGCTGGACGCCGCCCAAACCCCTGGTCGGGCTGCAGGCCATCGAGAAGGTGCTCAACCGGCACACCTTCCTCGTGTGCCCAGAGTCCCGGCTGGTGGTGGCGGTGCTCGCCCGCGCCATCCACGACAGCCTGAGTCTGACCAACCGCCGAATGCGGCGCGAGGCCCGGCGCTTTCTGCTCGGCGACGACCTCACGCTCTGGTGCGACCTGGTTGGTTTGCATCCGGACTTCGTGCGCTTCGTCGCACGCAAGGCCGGCTACCTCGCCGACGAGAAGGCGCATTGGCAAAAGGTGCCGATCAAGGTACCGGTCCTGCCGGTACCGACTGAGCCGGTAGTCAGCGCCAGCAGCGCACCCGTGCATTCCATCACCTGCCATGCCCACAACCATCCGCCACAGGGAGGACTGATCCATGCTTGATTTCAATTCGGTGCCGCCGCAGGCCTTCCCTGTTGGCGGTGATCTCAACCAACAACGCGACGCCATCCGTGCCGATCTGCTGGCGCGGCTGGAATCGGTACTGATGACGCTGCTGCCTGCCGGCAAGAAGCGTGGCCAGAAGTACCTGGTCGGTGATGTGCTCGGCAGTCCGGGCGACAGCCTCGAGGTGTCGCTCAAGGGGGAAACCGCCGGTCTGTGGCACGACCACGCCACCGGCGAAGGCGGTGACATCTTCGATCTGATCGCTGCCCACCACGGGCTCGACACCCAGGCGGACTTCGTTCGGGTGCTGGAAATCGCTGGCCAACTGGTCGGTCGGGCCACCAGTCATCCGCCAAAACGCAAGAAGGCCGAAGCCCCTGTCGACGAACTCGGCCCGGCCACGGCCAAGTGGGACTACCTGGATGCAGCAGGCAACCTGATCGCCTGCGTGTATCGCTACGACCCGGCACCGGGCAGGAAGGAGTTCCGCCCCTGGGATGCCAAGC